ATATTATGAACTCCTATTGTGTATAATTTGTCTCTTGTTGACTTATCACTATTACAACTAGTATATTCTATTTCAACATAACCATCAGCTCCTAATTCTGAAACATTTATAACAAATGGTTCACATAGTTGTGTCCATGCATTATTTGTTTTATTTATAAATGGATCAACATCAAGATCATTATATGGATAGTTTGGATAGTAGTAGGATTGTCCTTCTCTATCATACACTCCTACATTTCTAAGAATACCTTTTGCTACAATAGATTTATTTGTTCCTCTATCTCCTCTCACTATCTTATATCCTACTATATCATCTTTCTGTTCAGCAGTTAATAGAGATGCAGAAATAAGATTTCTTATCTGATCATTATCCACTCTAACACCAATAGGGAATACAGCATCATTACCCATCACCATTGATGAAGGACCAGTAAATAATTTTGATTCAAATGCTGGACTTACAAGAATATCTGGGAACTTGTGATGTCTAATTGGTAAACCAGCAAGGTCACCCCATACATCTATGTTACAAGGATACTCATCTGTAGATTCCCAATACGCAAAGTTTCCATATTGATATGATCCTTTGTATGTAAGAGCTGGTGAATAATCTGGAGATGTACCAATAACATTTGCTGTATTATAGATTTTCCAATAAGGACTATAGTTTGTACCTGGTTCTGGTTCTCCAATAAAATCTGGATCAGTATCTATAATATTAGGACTTGTATTTTCAACAAAACCTTTTTCTCTTCCAGGAATATGAAATCCATCTGTTTGTTTTCCATTCTTCAATAAGAATACTATTTCAAATGCATACACCTCATCACGTAGATACCCACGTAAGTTTGTAGCATTTAATTCATCTGCATAGTTTTCAGTGGCAGGGATTCTATATGTTTCCCATAATAAACTTATACCAGAAGCGATCTCCTGATAGTTAATTCTATTTATAGATGTAAGGTTATCCCATACAAGAATATCTTGTACAGAGGTAAGATCTTGAGCTATATCATAATAAGGAAACTTCTCAAATATATCATTGATGCTTAATCTTATATCAGTTTTATTTTGACCTGTATAAGTAATCTGATCATTAGCTTCTTCAATAAAATATGTTCCTACTAAATCTACAGAAGATATTCCATTAATTGTTTTAATAACAGCTAGATTGAAATATTGATATTGTCCTGTAGTATCTAATGCTGTCATATTAATAACAATAGATTTTCCAACAGTATAATTAAAATTAACTGTTGTAATACTAATATCTGCAATTGGTGTAGGATTGGTAACAGAGTAATATGATGTATATGGATTACCAGAAGCATCAGAATACTGAGCAGCAAACTGATATGTACCAGCAACAAGTTCTCCTCCTGTAGTAATATCTGTTACAGTAATTTGAGGAATACTAAAGTTTGGTTGTAATTTAAGTTGATTACAATCCACCTCATCACTATATATAGGATCACAAAGTGTGCTTCCTGTTTGTAATAGTTTTGGAATATTATTAATATCTAAATATCTTCTTGGATTGATTCCATCTGTCCAATATATCTCTGTTGTACAATTTGTAATCTTATGTACTGTTTTAGGTATAGGATGATTGATGCTAAAGTTAAGACATGATGCATTAACTAATATACGATATACACAATCATTATTATCCATATATCCAATCTGACTACCATTTGTATCAGGATTAGTTATATAGAATATATGTTTGTTTTGTTCATTTATAAAATGGGTACCAATTAATATATATCCTTCAGGAAATGTAACACATAGTTCATTACCTTGTTCATTTTGATAATTAACAGAACTGGAATCAAAGTTTTCTAAGGCAGCATTTAATGCATAGGTCAATGTACCAGGTTTAATCTGGTTCAAAGTTTGATCCATATTTAACCCAATATTGGCACTATTGAACTCCTGTCTAATATTTCCAGGTTTTGTTTCCTCTTGATCAGCCATACTTATTAATTATTACGTCTTCTACCACCTCTATTTGTGCGGTTAGGAAGTTCATACATATTAAATCTATTAAGATCATTTTTGATCCTTCTTTGTTTCTCCCAAGGGGTTTGTTTCTTAATCTCAATACTAGCCATTATGAAAGCTTCTTCATATGCTTGCTTGTGATAGATTAACTTCTGTTGTAACTGATTGAAAGTTTCATCATTAGTTTGATTTGTAAGAATTTCAAATATCTTGAACTTAAGGAATGCTTCTACATATTCTCTAATACGATAATTATCAGGAATTAATTGATTACCTATCTCATCATATTCTGTAGCATAAAATATTAAATGTACAACACCATTTCTAAAATTAGTTACAAACTTATTATCTCTAATATCAAATGAATCATAACTAGCAGAACCAGGTGTGAACTCATGAATAGGAGGAGCTTCTGAATACATTTCCCAATTGTTTGTATATTCCACTCCACAATTTTGTCTTGCAGAGATGTTTCCAGGCTTAAGTAAGTAGTCATGAGTAAATCCTCTAGCTACACTATTATTTGTCTTATATACAGCTTGTACTAGCACAGGCATGCAGGTACCATCACATTGTGGAGTTTGACATCCAGGTTTGTTACAAGGAGTTCCTCCAATAGTTAAAGGAGCCACTTGGATAGTAGTTGCACTAGCTGCTTGTGAATAGAATGAATTAGCTGATTGATAAGGATAACTAGCTACCTCTGTAGTCATCCAAGCTTCTCTAACAGCATAAAAATTATCAGGAAGTCTAGCTTGAAAGTCTTCAACAAACAATACCTCATCAGTAATTACATAGGTTGTTCTACCTAACTTCTTTAGAGCTTTATCTAAGTAAGTAGGGAATAACAAATCGTCCACAGCACCTGTATCAAAATAAGATTTTAATTCTTCTTTAACAGTTGAGTAGACAGGTTCTGGGCTTATGAAAGCATATTTATAATAGTACGACATAATTTATTTTTTCCATTCGTTGTAAATGTGTTGATACTTGTCGCTGGTTTTCAAGTAATGTGATAATAGTCTTGAGGTTAATCTAGAAGGTTTGAAATACCAAAGGTCAGAATTTTTAAATCTTGCGGATTGCTTAAACCACATCCAACCAAAAAAGTAACCTTCCGTATGATAATTAAAGTTATATATAACTTTTCCTTTCTCTTTAGTCTTTTGCCAATCGATTGGTAGATTAACAAACTCTTTTCCATCTATACCTTTTAGTTTTCTTCTTTTCTTTTTGTTGATAGAGAATTCTCCAAATCCATAAGGCAACTTTGCTTTATATCCTGTTTCTAATATATACTCTTTGAATAGTTCATTATAAGTGTAGATGATATTTCTCCACTCATCATAAGTAAGTGTTATAGATGGATGTTTTTTGCAAAAATGATTATAGTTGTCTTTACTAGAAGATCTCCAATCAACCTTTGTTCTCATTAATTAGTTGGTTTTGAATTTGGTGCTTGTCCATCAATTCCTTCTGAACTAGTATCTGTTTTAATATTAAAATATGTAGATAATAATTTCTTAGATGTTAGTTCCAACACTTGTTGTTCTAAGTATCCAGGAAGAGCAAACTCTTTATCTAAAGGATTCTTACATATCTCATCAGTAGTATATTCTGGAGTCCCACATCCACATTCAGGATACATAAGATCGTTATCAACATCTTCTTCAAAGAATGCTACAAATCTAATGGCTCTAAGTAAAGGATTGTTCACATACAGATATCCATTAGTAATCCAAAAATATTCTTCTTTTTTAATTACAGGAAGTTTTAAAAGATTTAGATATCTATTGATAGATATTTCTTTTAATTTCTTTCCTTGTCCACTTAGAGCATTAATAGAATAAACTCCTTGTATAACATACTGATAGTTTCCTTCAGATATACGTGGGAGTTTAAATTTAGTTCTAGCTATAGAACAAGGATCTACATAGTTACAACATTCAGAAATAGATACCTCTATCATCTCTAAACAAGGGATAGTGGTAAATAATGTATCAGTAGCCCATAGCTTTCTAAGATTGGTTTCTCTCTTGATTAATAACAAAGAGTTATTTCTTATCTCAGAAGCAATTGCTCTATCTGTTATCAAAGAGTCAGTCGAAAGTATCTTGTGGACACTTCTAACATCACTGACTAATTTTCTTAATGTTGCCATAATTATATTCGAGTTTCAAACTCTGCTATTTTACCTAGTTCATAATCATAAACTAGAGCAAGAGCTGCACGTACTGAATGTACGAAGTTATTATCTAAGTGCCATCTATCTGTTCCAGATAAGCTAGGCATTTGTTGTATTCTTACACCTTTGACTTCTTTAGCCATGTAGTGATGTTTATCTCCTGTATGCACCTCTCTGTATTTAGCATTACCAAATGCTTGACTGTATTTAGGATGTGTTGCAAACAATAGTGGAAGATCCTCTAACTTACAGTTACCATGGTGCCAACCAATAAATGTATTACCTAATGTGATTCCTTTAATAGTTGAATGTTCTCTTATAAACTCTACATCAAGATCTTTTTTGAAATATACATCTAATGCATGAGCTAAATAAAAAGATTTAGTTCTATCATGATTACCTTGCACAAGGACTACCTGTACAGTGCTAGAATGTTGTCTCAACATATTGATTGTATCTACAAGAACAGAGAATCCTAATTCATATTCTGAATGATATTCCATTATTGTATCTTGTGGTGTACCTTGTGTAGTTTGGTTTTGATAGTTATCAGTATGAAAGAAATCATTTGATATAGGCAACACTACAGTGTTTACATTGTAATTAGCCTCCACTTTGTTAATCAAAGACTGAGCCACATTAAAATATCTCAAAGCTCTGGTTGATGGATCATTATCACCATCTACTGTTCTTTTAGCTAAATGATAATCAGCTATAGATATTTCTACATCTACATAGTCTTTACTATTAGTACGATCTACCTTGGTAATTGATATATTATTTGGTTTGTAGTTTCCTAAAAACTTAGCAAAGTCTTCAGGAGAGTAGTCTTTTGCTTCTTTTCTTTTTGAAAAGATTGAGGAAGTAAATCTTCCATTAGGTAACATCTTAGACCAATAGTTGGTTATGATGTATTTATCTAAATTTATCTTGTGTAGTTTAGCTAGTGCTATATCATCTTTAGGATCAAAGTCTGTAACTATTGTACTTTCTATAGTTCCCTTTTCAATATTTACTTTACGTTCTTCTGTATAATTTTTTACAGGATCATCATCTTTTTCTTTAAGCTCTCTCATGAGCTCATTCACTTCAAATTCACTTATTCCTAATTTCTCTGCATAGAATTTCTTACTTTTCTTCTGCGTTAGTAACTCTTCTAATTGATATAACAAGCTTTGATTTTCAGACATATGTATCTATATTAGTTAAAAATATTGTAAAGATAAACAATAGTTTTTATATATTCCAAATAATTTTAGTTAGAGCTGTAATTCTTTATAACTAGATTAGTTATAAAACAAAAACTCCCCAAGAAAAGTCTTGAGGAGAAACCTTGTAAAACCAACAAAACAAGAGTTTTTTATTATATTGTAGTGGTAGTAGTAGTAGTTATTGATGTTAATGGTATATCAATATAGTTTGTACAATCTTCTCCTACAGACAATACCCTTATAATAGTTGTGTAATCATACACTAATGCAGAAGGATATCCTGCAAGTAATGCTGATTTAAATACTCCTGTTTCAAATGCTGATATATATCCATCTGCATTTGAGTACAGATTGTAGGGGCCTGAATCAGCCCCAGCAACTGTTAATGTTATTAATACTGTCATTTTTTATTAATTTTTAAATTAAGTTAGACAAGATCCATCATATATTGTTGTAGTTTCTCCTGTACCTATCACTGAATTTAATTGAGCACAAAATGTTCGAGAATCAAATCCTGATGCCCCACCTACAGTATCTGATTGAGGTAACCCCTCACAATCAGTATAAGTAAAAGTTTGTCCTGTTCCTGAAGTAGTACCAACAGTATATTGTGCACATGCTATAACAGGGGAACTGGTAGTAGTAGTTGTAGTTGTAGATTCACAAGTTATAGAAATAACACCATTAGTGCTTACTATTGACTGAGCCTGAATACTCACTGGATCATCAAGCCAAATATTGTTCATAGTAGTTTCTATTCCTAAACTATTTATATAAGTAACAGAGCCACCTCCTGGGTGAGCTGGGTCATTTAGTTCCCAAATACCATCATAACAAAATGTAGATACAGGAATAGGTGTAGTGGTAGTGGTAGTAGTTGGTACTACAGTAGTGGTGGTAGTACTAGTAGATGTGCTTGTAGATGTACTAGTAGATGTTGATGTACTAGTAGATGTACTAGTTGATGTGCTTGTAGAACTACTTGTAGTTGTTGTTGTAGGAATAGCAGTAGTAGTAGTAGTAGTTGTAGGAACAGCTGTACTTGTAGTTGTAGTGGTAGGTGTCAAACTAACTGGTATATCAATATAATTTGTACATAGACCTGTAGAGGTCACTCTAATTATAGTTGTTCCATCAGGAACAGCAGATGTTGTATATCCAGCTGTTAAAAGATCTGCAGAAATATTTTGTGCAAATGCTGGAGTATATCCATTTACATTTGAAAAAAGATTGAAGGGGCCTGCGTCCCCACCAACTGGTATAACCAATGTTATTAATGTTGTCATGTTGTTTTTATTTATTATTATATTTATTCAGCTGTTCCAGTAAATGAACAATTCAATATCTCGTTAGCACTACCTGTAAAATCACATACTAATAACTCATTTGCAGTTCCAGTAAAATTACAATTAGGACAACATATATTTAACTGATCATTAATGTTGATTATGTCTTCTATTATAATCATTACATCCTCAGTGATATTTGTTACCTCTTCTTTAAGTGTAGCTACATTAGCTACAGCAGAGCATATAACACTATCAAACTTAGCAAGGATTGTATTTAAATCATCACAAGTTTTTATATTTGTACAAGGAAGTGGAGTGCTATCATATATAACATCACTCGTTCCTATTATTATTGTATTATTTATCTGAGAGCAATTAGCCATTTTATTTATGTTGGAATTGTTGTAGTAGTGGTAGTTGTAGTGAAACATTGATCTAATGTATTATTAATAGTGATTATTTCACTATTAATATTCAATACCTGATCAGCAATGTTATTAACTTGAATATTTAATGTATTGATCTGAGTAAGTAAATTACATATAATTGAATCAATCTTTTGTAATATAACATTTAATGTATCACATGGCTCAGCAATTATACATGATAATACAGGACCATCATAAACAATAGTGCTAGAGGCAGTTATAAGAGTTGAACATGAATCATTATTATTACAACCACTATTACTAATTACAGAACTACACCCACACGGATCATTTATAACTACACTTGAGCAGCTAGGATTTACTGGTAAAAAAGGATATTCCATATTTTATTTATTTATTAAGGTCTGTATTGAATATAGTAACAACCAAGTCCAACTTGAACATTTGAATGAGCAAGATTGCCACCTGTAGAAGCAATTGATATACTGTGTGTATGAATTCCACTAGATGTGGTTAATCCTGCTACTCCTCCAACAATATCACTAACGTAAGGAGTTTCTGGATACAATGTACCAGCACCACCTTCTCCATATTGTGTATTGTGAGTATGTGCACCACCAGAAGCTATAGTTCCTATATGTGTATGTGCAGGTATTTGCGTTTCTCCAAGAACTGTTTGATTTGATGTTCCTGCTGAACCACCTAATGTGTATAATGGATTAAATGAAGAAGAACCTGGGTTAGTATCAATTGGTAATGTTAATCCTAACATAGATCCATCTGTTGTACCTACACCCACTCTCCCTCTTTTATCTGGTGTACCATTTTGACCATTACATAAATATATTTTTTCCCAAAGACCTGTTGCTAATCCTGCACCTGTAGCATCAAAGTTACCTGGTATAGGACCATAGTATTCTACTACAGCATAAGGAATCATTCTGTTATAATATTTTGTAGCT